CACCATTTAGATTGAAAGATGATGCAACTGAAATTCAGGCTTGGGCAACTAATGCCGCAGGCGCAGTAACAACAGGTGAAGATGGACTTGTAAGTAGAAATACTTATATGGGTCTATTCTACCCATCAGGTATCACTAGTGATCTATCTGGTAACTTAGTTGCTGTACCATCATCACACATGATGACAAGAACAATGTTACGTAATGACAATATTGCTTATCCTTGGTTAGCTCCAGCAGGAACTAGACGTGGTATAATTGATAATGCTACAAGTATTGGTTACATTGATGCAGAAGGAGAATTCAACTCAATCAGAACACGTATTGGTGTTAGAGATGTGTTATACACTAACTTTATTAACCCAATGGTATTCTTCACAGGTAACGGATTATTGAACTATGGTAACAAAACTTCATTCAATTCATCATCTGCGTTAGATAGAGTAAACGTAGCAAGATTAGTTGCTTACATACGTAGACAATTAGTATTAGCCGCGAGACCATTCGTATTTGAACCTAATGACCCACAAACAAGAAAATCTATTAAAGCAGTAGTAGAAACATTGTTCCAGGATCTAGTTTCAAAACGTGGATTATATGACTACTCAGTAGTCTGTGATGATTCTAATAACACTCCAGCAAGAATAGATCGTAATGAACTTTGGATTGACATAGCAGTAGAGCCCGTGAAAGCCGCTGAGTTTATCTACATTCCGGTCAGAATATTCAACACTGGTGAGTTATCAGGTTCGTAAAATAAATATACAAAGAGGCTTCGGCCTCTTTGAATTAAAAAGATAAATATATTTAAGATATATTAAAACAGGAGATTAACAATGGCAACAGCCTCAGATACATTAGCAAAACTTTCGGTTCAACCAGAAGGCGGAGCAAACCAAAACTTGTTGATGCCAAAACTTCAATATAGATTCCGTGTGAACTTTATTAATTTTGGTTTTGACGATGATTCTTCACTTATACTTACTAGACAAGTAGTAGATTGTGCAAGACCACAAGTTCAATTTGATGAAATCACAATGAACGTGTACAACTCACGTGTCTATCTTGCAGGTAAACACACATGGCAAACACTTGCTATCAACGTCAGAGATGATGCTTCTGGTAATGTATCAAAAGCAGTTGGCGCTCAGTTACAACGTCAATTAGACTTCTTCGAGCAGTCCTCAGCGGCCGCAGGTGGAGACTATAAGTTTGAAACTGAAATTCAAATCTTAGACGGTGGTAACGGTATCAATACACCAACAGTATTAGAAAACTGGTCATTAGCAGGTTGTTTCTTACAACAAGCAAACTATCAGCAACTTAACTATGGTACATCTGATGCAGTGACTATTGCTATGACTTTACGTTACGATAACGCAATCCAGACAAATGCTGGTGGAGATATCAACGGCGTACCGGGAGCAGGTGTAGGACAATCAGGTCTACAAACATTCCCAGGTGGCGGCAACTCAACATAAGAATCATTTTAGATTTAAATAAAGAAACTGGTTTCGGCCAGTTTTTTTATGGACTTACAGGATAGATAAATACTATTATGTCTCAGACAGCAAAAGATTTTTTACAGCAAACCGGTCAGGGTATATTAGATGCACTTACGGGTAGAGTATACTTACGTGATTGGCAACATGCGGCCAAGACGTTCTTACCTGGTGGGCAAGGTAACGCAGGTAAAGTTAAGTTTACCTTTCATACTTACTTTTCTATTAACGAACAAGCATATTCTCCGCCGACAGGAGAAAACTATGGACTGTTAGTTAAATCAGTTAAACTACCTACGTTTAATATAGACGTACAAGAAATGAATCAGTACAATAGAAAACGATTGATTCAATCAAAAATTAAATATCAACCAATTGATATTACATTCCATGATGATAACGCATCACAGATTACTGCATTGTGGGACGCATACTATAGATATAACTATGCAGATGCATGGAACCCTACTGTTGATCCTTTTTCAGGTTCTACAGCAATAAAGAATTTTAATAGACGTAATATTTACGATCCATCAATATCAGGTGATATTGAATATGGTTATAGGGGAGATGCTAGAGGTCAAGGCGGTGCAGATGCTAGAGAAGTACAAGGAGAAAAAGTTCCTTTCTTTAATAACATTACAATATACGGCATGTGGGCAGGAAACTTTATTGCATATACTTTAATTAATCCTGTCATTACTACAATGGACCACGATACATATGATTATGCTGACGGTGGCGGCACAATGCAGAATAGAATGACTATCAACTATGAAACTGTAGTTTACAATTCAGGTAAAATTGATGACGAAGAAGCAGGGTCATTAGTTACTGGCTTCAAAGAAGATGCAAATTATGATAATGCAACAAGTCCTTTAGAACAAGGAGGAAACAATCCAGTAGATATTTTCAAAGATATGAAAGGTTTTGTTGATGGAGATCTCAATAGAGATGATATTCAGGCAGCATATGAACTTTATAAAAATAGTGATAATATAGTAGACAGTGCAAAGAAAGCAATTAAAGATGCGGCAAAAGAAGCAGTGATGAATAAACTATTTGGTGGAGGGGAAACAGATACGTCAGCACTATTCCCAACTGATGCGGCAACTCCTGCAATGATCAACATTGCTAATCAAGGTATTGTAACTGCCGCAAACAATAACAAGACTACTGTACCCCAATCAGCAGACGACGGTACTGCAATAGCAGATGCTGTAAATGCTGGAAAGCAAACAGGCGGACTTGCATAATGGCATTACAAATAACAGAAAGAGAAAACACATTAGAAGTATTTGATACTTTTTATGCAGAATCATTAACTATAAACTCAGGAGAATGGGACGCAGTTTATTCTTATTTTTTAGGTGTACTTAAAGGTAATTCTGAAAATGAAAGAACTAAAAAAACAGCGGCTCAATTTGCAACTGTTTTGTTTAGAATTGCACAGGAAACTGGAACAAACATTAATATCTTTATGGATTACTTTAGAACTAATGCAGAGACTTCAGTTCAAGTAAACACAGAAATGGCTTTTTATCTCAATTTATTAAAGTCAAAAACAGCATTGTACGGAGTATCAAACGTTCCCACTCCTAATCAAGCCGTACAACGTAACATATTACCTTAAGGTTAATCAATGCCTCGTAGAAAAAAATACGCACAGGGTATCTATACTGTAAAAAATCAACACAAGTATGTAGGTAAAGGCAAGCCTAAATATCGATCTGGTTGGGAACTTACATTTATGATTTTTTGTGATACAAATGACAAGATAATCAAATGGGCAAGTGAATCAATAGTTATCCCTTATATGCATCCTTTTAAAGGCAAACGTACTAATTATATACCAGACTTTTTTATTGTTTACCAAGATAAGTTTGGTGTAACTAAAGCAGAATTAATAGAAATTAAACCTAAAGCAGAAAGTATTATAACAGAAAAAGTTAAAAATGCAAGACAACAAGCAGTCATTGCAATCAATCATGCTAAATGGCATTCAGCAAAAGCATTTTGCAAAGCACAAGGTATTAAATTTAGAGTAGTTACAGAAGACGATCTTTTCTATAACGGAAGTAGAAAGTAACTAAATAGATATATGACAAAGAAACTTGAAGAATTATTTGATATCGCATCCAGTGATGAAAACGAACTGAATGAGCCTATTCCAGGTGTAGCACAAGAAGTTACTAAAGAAGCATTAAGTAATTTAGAAAAGATTGAAACTGCTTTACCTACAGTCAGAGGACTAGAAGCATCTGATAGAGAGATGGATGAACTGAGCCAAAAAGCAGAGACAAGTTTCCAAGATTTGATGGACTTGGGTATGCAAGTTGATTCTCGTTTTAGTGGTGATATCTTTAGTGTTGCTAGTAACATGTTAAATCATGCTATTACTGCTAAGACTGCTAAACTAAACAAGAAATTAAAGATGATCGACTTACAATTAAAGAAAGCAACACTAGATCAACGTCAAGCAAAGGCTGATGAGAAGATTGATAATATTCCTTTAGGTGATGGACAGAACTTAGATCGTAATGAATTACTACGAGTTTTAAGTGGGAAAAACACAGAGGAATGATAAATATATTATACGGGAACTATACAATATGAAAAGTTTAAAACATTACAT